CTTCTCTACCAGAATCTAGGAATAACCCATTAACAGTTCCGCTTTCATCTTGTAATTGTAACCTAGCATACTTATTACCATTTTTACTAGTTCTTTTTATAATATCAGTAAGAACTCCAACAAATTTTACATTTGAAATATCAGGCATAAAATTGTCCCTATCGTCTATAATTTTGCCCGCTGATGTAAAATCATCTCCGCAATCAAATATATCCCTCAGATTGTGTGAGTAACTATACCCAAGAAGTTTTTCTTCGAAATGCCAGTTAGCGTATTTTATATGACTCTTATTCATCTCATAAATATTTTTATAAGGCTCATATTTTTTCTTAAATGTTTGAAATCTACGATCAGCAAAAAGTATTCTGTTGTCATCTCCAACAGCTTTATTTTTATAACTATCGTGTATTGAAGTTAAAATATCAAAATTATACTTTTCACCCAACTCAATAAAGTTTCTTTTTTCTCTATCTGTTAATATATTAAATGTTTGAGCTTCAAGCACTAGTCTGCACCTATTTGTAGAAACAAAAGAATCTAGAAGACCTGCTTGTATTAAGGCAGATAAAACCCCAATGTTGAGACCTGCTTGTTTAGCTGAAATAAAAACCTCATATTTATTGTCAAAACAGTCTTCTCTAAATTCTAAAAGTGATAATAAAACTTTATCTGAAACTCCTTTTATCGAGTTCAAACCATACCTTATATCTTTGCCTTCAATTTTAAAATCAATATCAGATTTGTTAAGATCTGGTGGTAGAAGTTTTATATCGAAGTAAGAAAGCTCTTGGCTTATCTTTGCTATTTCTTCATGAGAATTCGGTTCGTATTTAGCATACTTCAACAGACTTAAAAAGAACTCCTGAGGATGATTAAATTTAAGATAAATAGTTACTGCCGCTAAATAAGCATAACTAATAGAGTGCGATTTATTAAAAGAATAGTTGGCAGAATCTTCGGCAACTTTCCATAGAACTTCACCTATCTTCGGGTCTAATTTATTTTCTTTTATCTTATCCTCAATTTTTGCTTTCCAGGCTGGCATCTGGTCTACTTTTTTCTTGCCAATAATTCTTCTTAGTTGTTCAGACTCATCTAGGCTAAATCCTACCTTTACAGCCATCTTCATTAACTGCTCTTGGTACAAAGGAATGCCTCCAGTATAGCTCAATATATCATCAAAATATTCATGGACCGACTGGAACTCGCCACTTCTAACATAATCAGCATAAAGATCTTTAAAGTCCAAAGCTCCAGGTCTAGCGATAGCTACAACGGCTGATAGTTGCTCTAAGTTTTGAGGAGCTATTGTTTGGCACACTTTGAAGTTTGTCTCGGCTTCAATTTGAAACAATCCTTGAGGACATTTTAATATTTTTAATGCAGCATAAATTGATGGGTGGTGAGGGTCTATAGATGATTGTGTGATACCTAACTGTTGACAAACGTCATTTACAACTGATAGGGTTCTAAGGCCCAATATATCAAACTTCACACTTAAGCTTGCAACATCATTCATGTCATAGCCAGAAACTAAAGCCCCATCATTAGTTAGCTGTAGTGGCATTATATCATTTAAATCATAGTAAGATATTGAAATACCCGAAGGGTGAACCCCTGTGTTTTTATTTAGCCCTTCTAATTTTTTTGCTATCTCAAATGCTTTATTATATTTTTTTGCATGTTTTTTGAAAGACTCGCTTTCTTCATAAGCCACATCTAAAGACGCAACTTTACCAAAGTGCTTTGGTATGCTGTCACTAATTATGTTAACATTAGTCTCAGAAAGCTCTTCTACTATCTTGCCACACTCTTTCATGCATAGCTTTCCGCTAAGAGTATTGAGTGTTAAAATTTTAGATGTTCTGCCTTTGAATTTTTCTTCAATATATTCTATGACCTCAGCTCTTCTATCGTAAGATATATCGTTGTCAACATCAGCTAGTAAACTTCCGTCGAGATATATCTCGCCGTTATGTTCTATTTTTCTAGCACGGCTCTTGGATACAAATCTTTCAAAAAACAAATCATGTTCTATTGGGTCTATATCAGTCACCCCAATAACATATAGTACTAATGAACCCGCAGCACTACCCCTTCCAGCTCCAACTGGAATTTTATTTTCTATACAGAAGTTTATAATATCCCAGTTTAGTAAAACATAATCGATAAACCCAAGCTCTTTAAATATATCAAGCTCTTCTTTTAGTCTACCGTAATAAACTTCAGCGTTCTCTTTTGTATCTATGCCTTTTTGTTTAACTTTCTTAAAACATAGTTTTCTTAAGAACTGATAATTACTTGCGTCTTCTGTTGCTCCAACCTCATCATAATATTTTTTTTCTATATTAATTTCTGGTAGCTTTACGCCAACTGGAAATGGAACATCGTAAGCTGTATATTCTTTTATGTTCATAACTCTAAATCAAATAATTGTTTTTTGAAAATTTTGAAGTTCATTTCGATATCGTACATAGCATCATGAAGTTTTTTAGGGTCATGGGGTATGTTGTATTTTTTCAACAGGAAACCTTGAGATGTTTTTAATCCTCTTTCTCTATAATTTAAAAGTCTATATTGCCAACTTATAAAGTTTTCACCGTTGTAAGGTATTTCTTTTGCGATGGCTGTGGCTAAAGCTTTGGTGTCAATAATTCTATTTACATACTCCTGATTTAAATCACGGGCCATAGCTCTACGCCAAACATCGACCATGTAAACATCAAACCCTAGTAAGTTTTGGCCTACAATTAAATTCCTTTCATCAAATAAAACTTCAGAGAACTCCTCCCAGACTTTGTTAGGTGCTAAGCTTTTTTTGTTATACTCTTTTTTAGAGAATCCTGTAACTTTAGCAGCTCCTTCAGAAACATTTAAGTTAGGCCAATGTATAAACCTATCAGCTTTTGCAATTATTTTATCACCTTCAGCTAAAATCCAGGCAATCTGCCAAGGTCGGGATTTAATTAAATTTAAACCCTCAGTTTCAGTATCAAAAATTACGTATCTCTGATTTTTATTAAATCTTAAGTTATTATTAGTCATTAGTTAATTTTGCATAGGATTCAAAACAAAACTCATCGCTGCCAAAGTGGTCTAAGTTTGGGCAACTTAATGTAGATGGTCTGCCAAATTTTCTACCACAAATTATTTTATATGTTTGAAGAGCTTCTACGTCCTCTTTCTTTTCATAAAAAATGCTTTTTACATCTTGAGTCTTGTACTTATCCTTGCAATAATCGCTTACATATTTATTAAGTATTGAATCAAATGGTAGATTATTATTTTCTAACCAAAAGTTTGGTTTTATTTTTGTAAAATCAGGCACACAATTTTTTAAATAGAATTGATTTTGATGTATAAAAGAATCGTAAAATGGTATTACTAAATCTAAATTTTCTTCTTCCCAAATAGAGTTTAGATAGCTAAAATCTACTTTACCATTACCTTCAAGTTCTTTAAATGAGTAAATTTTATTTAAAAGCTTACAGCCTTGATCGTTTTTTGCTAAAATTATAATCTTATTATCAGAGTTATAATCGTCTTCTTCTACATCATTACAGCAAGTTAATCTAAGTCCAAATACTAAATGTATTCCAAGTTCTTTGCATGAGTTATGGCACTTTACAAAGCCAGTCATGGAGTCCTCAACCAATAAAAGAAACTTATTATCTTGGCTTTGGTTAAGTTCTAATATTTTTTCTATCGTTAGGATACTTTTACCTATAGAGTAAGTTGATTTAAATACTGGAAGCATTCCGTAAGGATACCTCACATTATAACGCTGTCAATAAGAATGTGCAGGACAACCCTCATAATATTTAATTTCATAAGTACAATCCTCTGGAACTAAATCTTCTGTAAAATCCTCTTCAAAATAAGAAGCTATAACATCTCCATTTTTGTTTTTAACATGATAGTAAAAAAAATCAAACTTCATAGAACAGTGCCACTTTGGGCTACCATCTAGCTTAAGCTCTCCTTTTTCTTTTGCAAAACCACAAAGAAGTTTTCCAGTAAAAGATCCGTCATTAGGAAAACCTTTATTGGCCGCAAAATTACACCTAGCATGTTTTTGAGAAAAATTATCTAAATACCCTTGTATTTCTGTCAACTGTAATTCAAAGCCATATAACTCTTCATTGTCCAAAGGTTTCATTTGCATTAGACCTGAGTTAGATGATTCTTTGTCTAAATCAAACTTTAAAAACAAGAACTCACTTACTCTTTCTGAATACTCTGGAAACAAGTTTTTAACAGCTAAGCTATACATTAAATCTTGTAAATTGTCTGTCGCATCTTTACCTTTAAAGACAGACTTACTTGTTTTAAAATCTCTAATTAAAGCAAACTTTTTCTTTTTGTAGAGAAATAGTTTATCTATGAATCCTCTTATCTTATAGCATACTTCGCCATCATTTTTGACTATTTCAAAATCTTTTTCAGAATACTCTTTTGTTGGTTTGCCTAAATCACCGCCAAAGAAATCGTAAGTTAGACCGTTGTAGGTCATTTCTTTGATAAGCTCTATGTTTTCAGGGTCATCCACCTGCTCCTTAACAGCGTGTTTCATGACAAGCCTTTTTATAGACGGCACTGCAAAGATGTCTTGAGCTTTTACAATTTGATTGTAATATTTTTTTCTTTTCTTTTCTCCTAATAATTCAAAGATCAAGTGACATATTGAGCCTCTCTTCGCGCCATCATTACTTTTGTCGGGTAGATTTAGCTTGTATTTACACCAATAAAGCCAGGAGCAAGACTGTGCGGTCTTGATTCTACTTGCAGAAAGTGGTGTCTCAGGAGGCTTCATTGCTTAACACTAAGGAGTTTTTTATCTCTTTTTTAGTGAAGCAAGGAGTGTTGTTTTTAACAAATTTTAAAATATAATCTAATTGTTTTGATTGATCTATGTTTTCAGACAACCAATTTTTTAAATCATATTTTTCGACATGAGCATCACCAAAGTCATTATATGGTTTTGGTGGGAATTTTACACTTAATATATTTAAATCAAAGTATTGCGATAATTTTAAATAATTTTTAATCGCCGCAATAAATCCTCTATTTTCCTCACTGCTGTCGTCATTATTAGTAGAAATAATAATCCGATTGATTGGCATACCACTAAGATAAGAAATAATATTGCTGTTAACAGACAAGCCAAAAATAACCAAAATGTTTTTAATACCTTGCTCATATAATGCTAATGCGTCTCCTATGCTTTCAACTAAAATAACTTCTTGTTTTTCGATAATAGATTCAGCTACTTCAGTTTTTAAATTAAATGCTGGATAAACCCAACTGTTTCTCTTGCCTATATGTTTCCATTTAGGGTAATTATTGTTGTCATCTACTTTTCTCCCTGAAAAGCCAATAATTTGTTTTTCTCTATTATATATCGGAAAAACCATTCTTCTATACATTTTACCCACGCCAGCTAATCCCACATCAAATTTTTTCTGAGTTTCCTCTGATATTAATTTGTTATTGTAAAATTTATAGTTTGGGAATAAATTTTGCAGACAGTCTTCGGGGTAAATTTTTTCCATTTCTAATGTGGCCTTTTTCTTGTAAGTTTTTACATCACTAAGATTTACTTTAGATAATACACTTTTTAAATCCGTGCTATTATCTTTTAAAGTGGCTTTTAGTAGAGCCTCAAACGGTTTAGATCCTTTGTTTTCGACAAAATCCATCCATACGCCTGTATTCTTGTAAATCTTTAAGGCTGTTTTATTGTCTCCATCCCTATAAAGAGCTTGTGTTCTCCAGTGATCTCCGCAATCAATCAGCTTGTAACCTAAGCTCTCTAGTATTTCCTGGAACTGCTCAGAACTGGTCAAAGTCTGGGATTGTTTCTTCATCTCCTTCTGTGTTTAAATCAACTTCACCATTTAGTCTTCTAGATATGTCTCTTAAGTCTCCGCACTCACTTATATTAAAATTATTAAAATTTAAATTAATTGAGTTTTTTCTTAAAGTATCATTGATTCTAACTGGCTCAACTGCACCAGCAATATCACTGCCAAGGTGTCTTGCTTTTACATTTATTAATTTATGAGTGCCAAACTGTGGCCCCTCTAACTCTATCTCATCAGCTGTTTTGTTTCTTAATATAAACATGTGAGAACAGAATTGGGTTATCCTATCTGATAATGAAACAATTGATTCATCATCAACTATTGATTGAGCTGTTCTGTTATTTGTTATACCGTATCTATTGGACTGAACAGAAGTAATCATAGGTATGACAGGCTCTCCATCATATATAATTTCTTTTTGAACGCACTTCTTAAATTTATCCACCATTTCTCCAACTATCTGCCACTCTGACTTGTTAGCGGATGATTCTGATGTTGTTTTAATATAATCAAAAGAGAAAACCATTTTATTTCCCCTGCCGACTTTTGAATAGTAAAACCTTTTAAGTGTGTTGACCATTGAATCAACGTCCATGCCACCTACATTATAATAATAAAACTTTAGTTCTTTTATTTTAGGCCAAACACTTCTCACCTTAGATACTACATCTTTGCCAGCTTGTCTCCATTTGCCGCTTTCTAGTAAGTGCATAGGCACACCAGACAGCGCTGCACACTGTCTCATAATAAGCTCTTCCTTGCTCATTTCACCATTGTCAAAATGTAAAACAGGTACGTCATATTCAAGGCTAACTTTGGTAGAGTAATCCATACAAAACTGAGTTTTTCCAACTCCAGATCTAGCTACTATAACTGTTATGTTTCCTGCTCTTAATAATGAGCCATAAATCTCATTAACCTTGGGGTGTGGCCCCATCATTCCAAATTCCGTTAATGGGTTATTGCCTCTATCTTCCACCAAATTTTCCATCTCTTCGTAGATGTTAACTGGAGTATCATTGCCCAATTCATAAAGATTAATCCTGGAATTGTATATTGAATCAGAAGCCTCTACTATGTCTCTATAAGAAGCCTCTGGGGGCATTTTTTTCATCTTACGAGCTATTTGCTCAGACGACGCTAATATCTCTCTCCTTATAGAATATTTTTTTAATTCTTTCGCTGTCTTTATAACGTTGCCTTTTGGAACTTTTCTTAAGGCTAATGATTTAATATAATCAGATGGATTTAAGTTATCTTCAAAAGATAAGCCCACCTCATTTACTCTTTGAGCTATTATTATTTCATCTATATCATCACCAGCGTTTACAGCTTGCTCAACTATTCTAAAGATTGTTGAATTTAGTGAGCTTTGATCAGAATAAAAATCTGAAACAGATATGAAATTACATATCTCTGTTAATGACGCAGGATCTTTTAAAAGACCTGCTAGTAATTGTTTTTCTAATTCGTAAGAATATATCATTCCTCTTCTGGTTTTTCATCTCTATTTATAAAGCCTTCTAAAGCTTTTAGAAGGGCCAGTTCGGTCATTGAGCAATCGAACCTTTGATATATTAGTGGTTGTCCATTTTCTGATGAAACAGCCATAATTATCCCTTTATATTTATCTATACCTCCAGATAATTCATATAATTTATCTACCATCTCTGATGGAATGCTAAATTCTACTTCTACGTCATCGTCTTCAATCATAGGTATATTTCTTGATCCACAAACAAAGATGCTGTTATCTCATCTTGTGGGTATATTTCTGCTAGTTTTATATTGTTACTTTTACAAAAAAGCAGTTTGTCCTCATCTCTTTTGAGTTGATCGCAGTACTTAAACCTGTTTTTATGAAAAAATTTAACATATTTTGTGTGCTGCTCTCCTTGTACTTCCACTGCTATTTTTTTATTAGCATTATAAAAGTCTAAAGTCAATCTACTTCCGACAACTCTAAATTCTTCGAATACAATATCATGTATCCAAAAAGGTTGCAAAAATTGTTTTACCCTAGTTTGAAATTTGCTTCTACTGGGTTTATCCCAGTTTATGAGGTATTTTTTTGCGTTTTTTAGATTTCTTTCTCGACCATAGACATCAATAAACTTCATTATGACATCTCTTGTATATATTTTTTAAAATAATCAAAAAGAAACTTACATAGATCTGGGTTATCTTCTATGTGCTTAAAAACTTTATTCATACCTTGAATCTTCTCTGGGAACTCAAGCTTATTCTCTACTAAAAGATCTTTAAAATCGTCTGTTGTACTTATCCAAGCGCCACTCTTTTTGATAAATTCAAAAGACTCTAAAAGGTTTACTATCTCTTTTTCAATCCATATAGATGTGCCGCCTTTTCTGCCATATCTTATAGGATATGTTATTCTTTGATTTGTTTTTTCATTAGGAGATTTTTTTACCGTAACCTTAGCATGCACTCCAATAATTGGATTTGTTTTTGGGTCGTGCTTTTTAGATGGGTCTTCTAAAATTTGATCTCCAGCAAATCTAGGATCGTACTCAATAATCCAGTTTGCAAAGTGTAGAAGTGCGTTGCCTCCCGTCGCTGTAGTTTGTCTGACAGGGGCTTTGCTGTAAGGATCGAGTTTTATGTCAGCTCTAACTTGAGAGATGAAAATAGCCATATGGCCTCTTTTGGCTAACTTAATTGACATCTTTTTCATAAAGGTAGCAGCTACAACTGCGCCCCCTGCAACTTTTACAGAATCCTCATACCCTTTAGCTTTATCATTTTTTAGAATTAAGCCATCAACAGAATCCAAAACAAAACAATACTTTATTCCTGTCTCATTATGGTCAATCAGTTTTGTTATTATCTCAGCAACTGCTTCATAAATATTACTTTCAAAAACAAAACAAGAGCCGTTTTCCCACTCACTGTGTTCTGTTACAAAATTAAGCCCAGATCTTTCTTTCATTTCTGGAGATAATCTGCCCTCAGCTTTGATATAAAAACCTCTTGAGTTAGGTACAGTTTCCAAAAAGTTTTTCATTACCTGTAGTGACTCAGATGTTTTACCGCCTTCGTTCATACCTGTAAACCTATGCAACCCAGGCCCAAAGCCACCTCCAAGTTCTACGTCAAACTGTAACGAGCCACTGGAAACTTTGTAGTTTTCTTCTACTTCAAAATTATAATGATCTTCTTTATTTGTCTTCAAGAAATTCTCTAATATTTTTTCTGGATTTATATCACTCATCTAAAAAGTCTTTAATTGTTTTTTTCTTAACTTTTATTTTAGCATCTTTGCCAAATTTTTCACCTATATTATACTTCGGATATTTAGAAAAGTCTACTCTAAAATTAAAAGCTCTGAATTTTTCATCTAATGTGCTTTTTAGTTTTGGACTTGTCAAGTATGCTAAAGAATCAAATTTGTTTTCAAAAGATATACAGGACATAAATTCTTGAGAATATCTCTCTATGAGATCATTAAGCATTTTCATTTCCCTAGCGAAAAAAGGTCTTCTGCCTTTTTCTGGTACGTCAAGCAAGCGAAAAAGTATTTCTCTTTTATTTAAAAGCACTAATCAATATCCAACAATTTCAAGTCATTATCAACCATCTTTTTTACTAAACCTGCAAAATTAGTTTTAGGCTTCCACCCAAGCTCTTCTCTGGCTCTGCTAGAATCACCCCATAATAAATCAACCTCTGCTGGTCTATAAAATTGTGGATCAACTTCCATTAGTAGATCATCTCCATGAAAATATTTGCAATCTTCATCTACTCCTTCCCATCTGCACATTGACCTATGAAATCCTGCTGAGTTAAATGCTTCTTCTACAAACTCTCTAATTGTGTGTGTTTGATCGGAGGATAAAACATAGTCATCAGGTGTTTTTCTCCAGACATTAGTCCAGTATTTTTCTTGATTTAACATTCTCCAGATACCATCCATAAAATCCTCTGAATCGCTCCAGTCTCTTTTTGAATCTATGTTACCAAGTCTTAATGGCTCAAAAGATTTTTTATTGGCATACTCATGACTAATACGCGCAACATTCTGTGTAATTTTTCTTGTTACAAACTCAACTCCTCTTCTAACTCCCTCGTGATTAAAAAGCCATCCTTGAATTGCATATAATCCATAAGAATCTCTATAAACTTTTACCAAATGTCTGGCAGAGCATTTAGAAGCACCATACGGACTCCTGGGTCTAAGAGGATGCTCTTCATTCTGCGGTTCTGTTACAACATCCCCAAATTCCTCAGAGGAACCTGCATTATAATATCTGCATTCTGGACAGTGCCTTTTTATAGCCTCAAGTTGATGTAAAACAGCTAAAGCATTTGTTTCCATATGCTGAGTAGGCATTTTCCAGCTTGTACCTACAAAAGAATTTGCTGCAAAATTTATAAAATAATATGGTTTATGCTCAGCTATAACTCTGTCTACATTCTGAGGATCGGTTACATCTAAATCAATGAGAAAAAATCTAGGATTATCTAATAAATGAAGAATGTTGTCATGATTTTTGACGCTTAGTCTTCTGGCTCCTCCAATAATAGTGTGTGTGGTATTTTCTAAAAGGTAGTCTACCATATTGCTACCATCTTGTCCTGTTACTCCTGTTACTATTATCTTTTTCATTTGTACTGTGCTATAAAGTCGCTGCAAATCCCTATGCAGTCAGTTAATTTGTCATTCGATGCTTCAGGCATGACAGCGATACTATTTTTTATTGGTTGATTTCCAGGAAATGCCCATATGTAATTTTTACTAGTAAGAGTTATGTCATCTCTCTGATGCCAAAAATAATGTATATTATAACCTCCTTTTTTTGTTAAATATTGGAGTTGAACTGCTGCATCTAAATTTTTAGCATGACACCACAAAGATGGGTTTTTAAGATAAACTGGGTCAATCAAATCAACTGGTCCATCATGACCTAAATATAAAAAATTATCTTTACCCCATAAATCTATCTCTACATCAAAGCCTTTATCTAAAGCTTCATTAATATACTGGACTGTATTTTCTCTTTCTGGCTGCTTGCCATGAAGATTGCCTCTGTGGGATATTAAAATCATTTAATTGTTTTTTAAAAAGAAATCTAAATCTTCTGGAGTACCTAATCCCCACATATTTTCTATGTCAAATGTTTTTACTTTTTTACCATCCTGTATAGCTTCATTAAAAACAGGGCAAACATAAAATTCATTATTATGGCGGATGTTTTTTTCTATCATTTGTTCAGCGTATTTTACGTAATCAGAGCCTTTTTTCCAGTAATAAATTCCCACTGTAGCAATATCAGAAATAGGTTTTTTCTCTGCTACCTCTGTTACATCACCTTCATCATTTACTTTTGCAAAAGACCATTTAGGGTGTGTAGATTTAAAAGTCAAAATGCCAGCATCTGCATCTTGCTCTTGCATTTTATATAAAAATTCGCTTGTGTCCCACTGAACATACTGGTCAGAGTTAGCTATGAGTAAAGGTTGATCTGTATTTATAATTTCTTTACTTAAAAGTGTGGTGCAAGCTGCTCCTTCGGTCATCCCGTCAACTTCTATAACATTACATTTTGGAGTTATGAGATTTAAAAGAGTATCTAGGTTATATTCTTTTCTATGTTCTTTTTGCACTATAAAAGTATGAGGACTTTCGCAGTTTAAATTTTCTACAACGACTTGAATCATAGGTTTGCCTCTAACCTCAATTAACGGCTTTGGAAAAGTATACCCAGCGGCCTGGAATCGACTACCAGCTCCAGCCATTGGTATCAAAACATTTAAATTGTTATCTTGCCAGCGTGTATTCATAAGTTCTTTTTTTATATTTAATTTTGATTTTACTTTTTGTATTGTTAAGTCGGATGGGTCTTTAACTCTTAAGATGTTAGCTCCTGATCTTTGAGCTGCAAGTAATCCATGGGGAGAATCTTCTACAATCAATGTTTGTTCTGACAGCTTTCCAAACTCTATCATGGTTTGCCAATACATCTCTGGATGAGGCTTTGATTTAGAGACATCTTCATTCGATAATATATAATCGAAAAAATCTATAAGGCCAAGTTTTTGCAAAACGCCTTCTAGGGAGCTTCTTATAGAATTTGAGCAACAAGCTATTTTTAAATTATGATTAGATAAAAATTCAAATAACTTTACTAAATTAGAATCTTTTCCAATTTCATTTATTTTTTGCGCCGTTATCTTTTGTTTTTCTAACCAAACATTTTCATGCTCAGATTTTGGCAGTCCTTTTTTCTCAGTTAGTATGTTTAACTTGTCTTTTGTTTTTAATCCGTCATATATATTTAGATGTTCGCTATAAGAAATAGAAAACTTAGGGTCTACACTTTCTAAAGCTTCATTTAAAGCGTTGAAGTGCATTTCTTTAGCTCTTACTAAAACACCATCTAAATCAAATATAATTAGTTCAATCATTCCATAAATGCTTATTCAAAAAAACTGATTTATAGTCATCCCACATATCATTTTCCATAAAGAAAAATTTATATAAACAGTGATTGTTGATTAAAGAATTTTCGCCAGTTATATAAGTTGCCAAGCTTTCGGTTCTTTGATTCTTAAAAAGCTCGCCAGAAAATTCATTTACCTTACAGCTTATAGGCCAACCCTCTTTGCATTTTTTATTATATTCGCTATCTTTTTTAAGGTATTCAAAAACCTTGTCATACATTGTAGATATAACATCTATATTTTCTGAAGAGCTATAAAACCAGTGATCTGAAGCGCCAGCATTTGTCTGATCCCAGTAAGCTTGGTAAATTTTACTCATGTCTTTGTTGGGATCAAAATTTAAGTGACTAGTTTTGTTTAGACCTTGTTTATGATGTCCTACATCAAACCTGCTAACTAAAACAACATCATACTTAAACCCAGCTTCTGTTTCATACTTTTGTTTAAGTTGTATTGATTTTTTTCTAGAGAATAAGAAACTCAAGGTTTTAAATAGATCGCCTTGAGCCATTGTTGTGTTGTTAGTAAAATTTATGTCTTTAAATAAATCTTGCTCCCTCTTAAAATCTTTCTGGGGTTCAAAGACATACGCTAAAGGATTGAATATATCTACTATCTCTTGTTCTATATCATCATCCCAGGAGTGAATAAAAACATCTGCACCTTTAAGTTCTTTTAAGAGTGTAGAAAACTTTTCTAAATAAGCCCCGTCAGCTTTTACGCTGCTACCTCTAGCTAAACCATGTAAACATGCAGCTACCTTCATTTTAATGTGTAAATGTTAATTTACTTCCATCATAGAAAAATAATTGAGACTTTTTAATAGACGTTTCTAAATCATCAAAGTTCATTCTATCTAATTTTTTCATCACTCCATCTGGGATAGTTATGATGTCAGCGCCCCATAACTCAGCCTCTACAATAGAAAAAACTCTTTGACACCCAGCATATAAAATTTGTTTATTCGCGTTATCTCCTATGATAGATCTAGCCTTATCAAAAATTGGCTTAGCATATGTCCCAGAATCCGAAAGACCTCCAGCAAAAAGTGATATGATAGATTTTGTTTCGTCACTGACAGCATTACATGCTTCAATAGTTTGCTGTTCTGTATGTATGCAGGTCACATTTACTTTAAAGCCATCTTTGCTTAAACCCTGCACTAAATCTTTAGTGGATTCTCCATTAGGTAGAACGATTGGTATTTTTACATAAACATTGCTAGCTTTCTGACATATAACCTCTGCTTGTTTTATAATAGAGCTTGAGGATGGACCCGTCACCTGAAAAGAAATAGGTTTTCCTTTTGAGCTTTCAATAGATTTATTTATAAAAGAATCATAATCAGTTACCTCTGCTTCTGCTACGTAAGATGTGTTTGTAGTAACTCCATCTACTAAGTTTATATGTTCTTCTATATTTACTCCGTCGTAATACCTTTTAACTTTCATTTTTAATTAATTTGTTTAGCCAAACAATAGCCATTAACAGTGCAAAAACTCCATGATCGGCACTAACTTTCATTCTAAATGGTACAAATCGTATAAAATACATGCTCATATAGAATATTCCTTTATTTATAACAGTGTTTTTGTCATCGTTTAATATGACTGACCACTGAGATATTATATCGTTTGTTAGCTGGTTATCTAAATCTAATTTAAAATATTTATCTATACATTCAAATTCGTCATCGTTCTTAGAAATGTTTATATCAATATTTTTCCATTCATTGAATTTAGAGAAGATTGATTGGCACATTTTACCTAAATCAAGCTCTGCTGCATCAAAAATGTCTGACCCATCCATATCTATCAACTTTATTGAAGAGCCATCCCACATTACATTTTCTAGGGTAAAATCTCCATGAATCGGTCTAATAAAATTAGGTTTTACTAAATGTTTGTCTATCGTAAGTAAAGTTTTGTTAAGTCCAAAATATTTTACATTATTTATATAAATAAATTCATTAAAAATTATTTTATTTAAATTTAAATCTTTACTATAAGAATCGAACTTACTAAAAATTTTATTTTCATAATGTCTTTCTAACCAAGATATTCCATCTATTTCCTTTCGTAGGGAGTAGACGTTTTTATTCATACCATCTAGCAATTTATTTATAGCTGATTTTTTTTCATCTAAACAGGATATGTCAGCAACAGTTTTATGCTGATCTAAATACTCCATGTCAAAGCTAAAATCAAAATCTGTATCTTTTTGTTTGGTTATCTTTGGTGTTGAATGTGGCCACAGAAAAGAGAATCTTTCTAAATCCCTTACTTGCCGTTTTAATTTATCATAATGTACAATATCGTCTTTTTGTTTTATGATATGTTTCCTAACCGTATTATTAGACAGCAGGTAAGTCTTAGCAAAAGAGCCGCCATCAAATGTTTTAATTATTTCTGTATCGCTTTCTTCGTAGTATTTAGATATTTCTAAATCTTTTATTCCTTTATCTCGAATTAATTCCAGGCTATTTGCTTGATTTGTAAATATTTTTGATGGCTTGTGATCGTTTATTAAGAGCCTGGGTCCAGCAGGTAATCCCATGACTAGCTCGTCATATTGTATTCCTATTTTTGATAGAAGAACTGCGGTTTCATCTCTATATTTTTCGCTCCTTGCGGTTGTTAAGATTACCTTATGTCCTAGTATTTTGAGTTTTGATAAATTTTCAAATCCATCTATTGGTTTATTTGTTTCTATATCAGTTGTTGAGTGAGGGTCGTGATATATTAAAACTCCATCTATGTCACAAAATATAGAGCATTTTTTTCTAAGGTTGTTTACATGATTCTCTAACATTTTTACATCCCCATAAAAAGATGCACTTTTGGTGTTAGTAACCTTTAGATTTTTATCTTGCTTTAACAAGTCTTGAAGGCAATCGGAAACATATACATGATCTTTATTAAAATTATTTTCTATCTCTTTAAAATAAACGCACCCTATTATACCTTTAACATTATAGTCATCGCTTGAAATTCTTTCTTTCTCACAAATCATTTTTATATTAGAATTTTTATCTAATACAACTTTGGACCAATTCATCCACTCATCTTTAGTTATCTCCCAAGTTGGAATAATGCAGTCATGCTTGTTTTTTAAAGCATTTTTAAATATTTCGTCTACATTTAAACTATGATCACAATCGCAGACTATTGATGGGCCTTTAATATCTGCTAGCATGATGCCGTTATTCAATGTTTGATACGGACCTTTTGTTTTTTTAGGGATAACTATAACCTCAACAAATTCATATGATAGTTTTTCTTTTATTTTAGAAGAAACATTGTAAACTTTTTCTTGTTCAGCTGTACATATAAAATAAATTTTATTTATTTCGTTTATCCATTTTTTAAATGGCTCGAATGTAGTCTCTATAAAAGTAATATCACCTATTTTTAAAAAAGGTTTAAAAGTGCCTCCAAATCTTACAGCCTCTCCAGCCACTGGAAATATTAGATTGATGCCCATACATTATTCCTTGTTGTAGTATTATTCCAGTATTCCTCTTTTCTCCAATTTAAAGTGCTAGAATTATAATCGGCCCCCTCTCTGATAAAAAAGCACTCATTGCTTTTTGTCATTTTAGGTAAAAGATAATTTATTTCTATGTTTTGTCTCTCTTTTAATATATGTGATGCTAATGTAATTTTGTACTCAGGGAAAGCTGACGGTATCTGTTGATGTATAGCTTTTGTTTGTTCAAATATATTTATCAGCCAATCTGTTTTGCCCGCAAAAAAATAATCTACAAGGTAGCCATGGTTAGATCTTAAGTATGATATAAAGCCTCTATGCTCTGACCAAGCTATAAAATTTAATTTTTCTTCATCCAATATATCAAAAAATTTATTAGCGTTTTTAGGCACGTAGTCTGATCTCCACTTTAGGCAAAAATCATAGCCTTTTTGCTCTGCTTTTTTTAAGCCGTTTAAAGAAGTTTCTATTTGTAAATTTATATTGCCTTGACCTTTTTCTTTAGGCATTTTGTTATAAATAACACAATCAGAATCTTTATACCCTTTGTCCTGTTCCCCATCCCAGGTTGAATAAATTATATCAAACCCTCGCCAAGCTTTACTCATCCTTTCATAATCATGAGTCGGCCCTTGTATTATCACGCATCGCTTTGACATTTTTCTACAAGAATTTTATGTTCGGGAAAGTACAAATAATCTATTTCTGTTTTTAAAAAGCAATTAATAGCGTTTTCTGGAGTTTCAACTATTGGCTCTCTGTCGTTGAAGCTTGTATTCAATAAAATTGGAACTCCTGATTTTTCTTTCCATTTAGTTAAAAAATTGTATAGCCAAAAATTATCCGATTCTTTTACTGATTGAAATCTTCCAGTACCATCATGATGCACTACCGCTGGAACTTCAGATTTTTTATCTTCTTTGAATGAAGATATTATGTTCATGTATGGAGAATCAACATCATTAACAAACCAATCTTTGACATCCTCTCTTAAAATAACTGGAGCAAAAGGTCTAAACCACTGTCTGTGTTTTACTTTTTCATTTATCATATCTTTCATATCTGGACTTCTAGGGTCAGCAAAAATACTTCTATTTCCTAAAGCCCTTCTACCAGATTCCGAGCGTCCATTAAATATAGATACAATTTTTTGATTTTTAAGCAAGTCTAACACATCATCATCTGAAGCATTTATATATGAAATCTTTTTATTTTGTTTTATGCTTTCTAAAACTTGATCTTCAGAATATTCAACTCCCAAATAAGGTGTTTCATTATGATCTGATATGATTCTAGTATTGTTAAGCATATGATAATAAATATACTGACAACAACCTATTGCTAATCCCGCGTCATAAGGTATGGGTGGTATATAAATATTTTTTATGTGATCAAATTTATTTAAGATACGGGCATTCATTAACCCATTTAAAGCAACACCTCCAACAATGCATAAGTTTTCAAATCTTTCACAAGAGGACAAAAGACTAATAACTTTCTCTTCTGTCACTATTTGTAGTGAACCCGCTAAATTAAATTTATCTTCCTCACTTAAGCTTCTAAAAAATTCAAAGTCACCTCTAGATTTAGATTCCATGTAGTTTCGCATTTGATCTACAAATTTTTGAGGATCTTTTGCCACTGCTCCCATTGCCATTACTGTACCACACTGGTTCCCAATCGGAGGACCATTTGAAAGACCAAATACTTCTTTAGTTATTAAAGACCAAGCTCCACCTATATCTAGCGGAATCATATCATTAATCTTCTGTATTTTATTACCTCTTCCTTTGTATATAGCTGCACAAGTTTCATGTGTTTTATTGCCAACCATGTCGCACTCTTCACCCCCTCCGTCTAAAGAAAGAATTAGTGCCTCTTCAAAATTTGATGAAAAAAATGCGTTAGCTGCATGAGCTTTATGATGAGATATTTCCATATATTCTGCATCATTCTTTGACAGTTTCTTTTGTAACTGAGAAAAGCTCTCTGGGTACATGTTGGATAAGCCTCCCTGCCACCTCATAAAAAAATGAGAATAATATTTTACGTCATCTAAATCCTCTTGCCTTTCAAACAAAAATTTTAAGACATCGCCTTGCTCTTCTTTTATCCTGGAAAACCTTTCGTACTCCTCATGAATTAAGGTTTTACCATCTTCAAAAACACAATAAGCTGTGTCATGCGCTCCACATGCTAATCCTACAATTTTCATAAAATTCTTTCTCTTGGACTTGTTCTTACTTTTTCTATGTTATTTAATTCAAAGTAATATTCTTTAAAATTCCATTTACCTTTTACTATAGCGGTGGCTACATAGGGCCATGCTTTTGAATTAAAATGCCCACCTCTTGAACTTTCTTCAGCAAAGTGCATCAGTCCTTTTATCCCATGTTCTATTTTGCCTCCATTTAATTCTAGATCCCAAATCGATAAGTCTCCAGACTTTTCTAAAAACTTAATAAATTCTTCACGTTTCCAAAGTGTTGGTTGCACTGCAAAGAAGTCGGGAGATTGTGGGTGGATGTCAAAAAGGCTTTCATAGTCTTTTAGTTTTAGTAATCCACAATTACCTGTTCTACATAATCTTACAAAGGAGTAATCAGTATCTTTTAGAGCCTTCTTATATTCAAACAGTTTTGTTCCAGAAGGATCTTTATACAAAAACATATCTTCATGCTGATATAAAATAATTTCATCATCAAGCTGACTGAGACATTCTCTTAATCTTTCGGAATAACTTTTTGATGGATCATATAATATGTGAGGATTTTTATTATTAAATTCTTTATCTGAAAAAATTACTATGTCATCTATGCCAAATTTTTTCTGCTGTTCTAAAAATATTTCTAGAACGTCAAAATAATCAGAGTGTGAATAAACTATATTTTTTATTCCCATGTACATTTTCTGTCTGCAAAATAACCTTTACAATAGTAATCTCTAGCAAAACCCTCAGACTGTAACCAAGGGTTTAATGTTGATCCTGCATCAATATAAATATTGTTTTTATTTGCTTCATGAAGCTGATGGCAAAGCATGTTACCAAAAGGTCCACAACAAAAAAGAAAAAGTTTATCACAATTATTCTCCTGTTTTATTTCCTCTATTAAAGAATAATTATTAACCCAGGCACTAAATCCTATTTTATGTATTTTCTCAGGTTTGAATGGAAGTTCGTCAAACTTTCCATTTTCATTTGCTATTAAATGAACGTCATGGTTTGAGTATTCCTTTAAAAAGGTTGCTTTATATATTGGATAGTTTGAATTAACAAATACGTTCGCAAATGTCATATGGTCTTCGTCTTGACCTGAAAACTCTCTCATTTTTTGCGCTCTATCTCCATTACAGCATGGACAACAAGTTCCTATATAGTAGTCATCGTCTTTATATCTAATAGCATTAATTAGTTCTTGCCTATACTTTTCATCTGTATTGGGAGTATTTTCGAACTCAGTATTGTTTAGAGTTTCATTAAGCATTGCTGCCCATTCTCCATCTGCAAATTTAGAAAAAGCGAATGGTTTGCCTTTTTTAAATTTTTCAAAAAGATAATATATTTCTTGAGTAAAGTCTTTCATATTTTAAGCCATTCATCTCTTTCTAGGCTCCATTTGATAGTGGATTCTAATGATTGTTCAAAAGGGACTGGATGTTCCCATCCAAGTTCTTTCATTTTTTGTCCATCTAGAGCATATCTTAAATCATGTCCTGGACGTTGACTATGAAAATCTACCATCTCATATTTTAATTCTTTACCCAAAATATCAGCTATCAACTGTGCTAGCTGTAAATTATCAGTTTCTTTTTCACCTACTATATTAAACCTGCCTTTTGATGCATCGTAGTTATCTAATGTTTCATCACAATTATCTAAGATATGTAAAAGAGCATCAGCGATGTTTCTAGCGTGTATATAAAATCTGCTTCCAGCTTCAGTTTTTTCTTTATTACTATGTATGGTAACTGTCTCACCATTTAAAACTTTGTTGATTACCTTTGGTACAAATTTTTCTGGATGCTGCCTTTCTCCAATAACATTCATTGTGTTAGTGATAATTATGGGCATTTTATAGGTGTTTGCATAAGACTGGCAGATACACTCAGCGGCTCCTTTAGATGCAGAGTAAGGGTTTCCACAATTAAATCTTTCTCCCTCTTTATAATTTTTGCCAACAGGAGCTGAACCGTAAACTTCGTCTGTGGAGAAATAAATGAATTTTTTAAGATTAGGAAGATTTCTTGCATACTCTAAAATATGCAAAGTAGAATTAATATTATTTTGAACAAAAGGAATTGGATCAGATATTGAATTATCTACATGAGAATCAGCTGCAACATGAAATATGTATTCAATGTCACCTAATTCTTTTATTAGTCCTTCTTGAAATGGTAGAGATAGGTCTGTAGTAAATATTTTTACCCTTTCATCATTAAATACATTAATATCTCTAATTCTATCGTGACCTGAACTTGCATAGCTTAGCTTGTCTAAGCAGTAAATTTCCCAGTCTGTTTTTTTGAGAAAATGTTCTAATATGTGATGTCCAACAAATCCGTTAGCTCCTGTTAAGATTACTTTAGTCATTACTTATGTGTGTTTACTGTATTAATATATTCTTTAAATTCGTTGCGCTCATCATACCACCAACTGCTAGCCTTGCACTTGTCTCTATCTATATCTAATTCTAAAGATTCCCATTCTGGACCGATAGGATCAGTCACAACTAAATCATCAGGCAAACTAGATAATGATCTTAGTTTATCTCCATCTTTTATTAGTTCCCTCCATTGCTCTATTCTTTCTTCAAATGTTCCTTTAGGTGGTTCACCTTTACAAAAAACACCTGACAATCCTACATGCATTGATCTGCTTTGGTCTGGTTTTAAAACAAATAATTTGTTCTTATCCATTATCCTTTCTATAGCTCCATCATGATGAGTATGGTCATTTGGAGCTATTCTGGATATTGGATATTTTAAACTGTAGTAAAGTGTTGGGTTAGAATAAAGTAGTGGGTCGGATAGTATTGGTCTAAAATATTTATTTATTGTATCTGTAGATACGACAGATAAAGATGTGCATTGATAGTCTCCCATTAAAATATTTGCACAACCTTCTTTCTCTGCTTCTGGTCTTCTTTTGTGAGCAGCACCCATAATTCTTGGGTATTTTTTGAGAAAATTATCATATATGTATTTGTTGAATCTTACATAATCCTGTGTAGGAATCATGTCTTCTTCACCTACTATCATGAAATCTCCAGCCCTGCTTTCATCCGCTGCATAAAGGTAAGTCGATAAAATATTATGAAATCCTGGAAGTGGACAGTTTGTTTTTGGTTTAACAATTTGTTCAATAGTTGAGTCAGGGAATTTCGTTTTATAATACCTTATGACATCATTTTGATCAGCGTCGTGACCCTCTTCAGTATGGATTTGTATCTGATAATCGTTTATTGTTGGCTCACAAAATATCTGCTCTAAGTACAGATATAATAAATCTGACTTATTGTAAGCTACTATAGCTATAGTATTTTTATTCATAACTATCTAAGATATAACTAATTTTACTTGCAGCATCACCATCTCCATACGGGCATGGGCTATCTATAGTACTATCTCTTATAACTGTTTCAAAAATTTTTGGTAAATCCTTTGGTTCTGGACACATTAGTAAATGCCCAGAGTTTATACCCTCTGGCCTTTCAGTAGTTTTTCTGCAAACTATAACCTTTTTGTTTAAAAAAGACCCCTCTTCCTGTATGCCTCCAGAATCTGTAATAACAGTCGCACATCCTTTTAAAATATTTAAAAATTCATCATGCTCTAAAGAACTAATTTTAATTATGTTTTTAATATCTTTGGCTGCTTCTTTTATAATTGGGTTTGGGTGAATTGGATAAATAAATCGATTTCTAGTGTGTTTTTTCGCTATTTCATCTATTTTTTCTAACCACTCCTTTAATAAGTCTAAATTTTCATTCCTATGCAAAGTTACAAGAATATCCTTGCCATAAAAGGCATCTTTTTTATGTTGAAGGAGGTTATCTAAGACAGTATTACCAGTTACAAAGATATCACCTAAAACACTTTCGTTTTTTAAATTTTCAGCAGATAGGCTAGTAGGGCAAAAATTTACTGTGGCTATCCTGGAAACCATCTGCCTGTAGCCTTCCTCTGGAAAAGGATTTTCTAGATCAAAACTTCTTAAACCTGACTCTATGTAAAATATATTTTTTTTAAGATTATAAGAAACTAATGCTACAGCCGCCACTGTCGCCGTATCGCCTTGAACAATTATATTGTCATAATTGTTTATTATGTTTTCTGTTTTTAAAAGTATTTGCTCAAATATAGAATTAAGTCTGTTTCCGCAAAAATTATCTATGTCTACGCAATGAGTTGGGTTGCCAAAATTTATAATATCTACATGCTGCTTTATAAATAAGCTATCTAGAGACGGTTTGTACTTTAAGATTGGCTTTACTTTAAGGTATTCTGGTCTTGTACCATAAACTACAAGTGTTTTACTCATACATTTAATAATTTAAATCCTTTAGAGTGGTAATGCTTTAACGATTCCCCAAAAATACTAGAATGATGGTTTACAGAAATAGCATCTTTATCTACCCCAAATTTATTAGCCAGCTCAGGATCACTACCCCAAAGGCTTTTGTCGTCTTTTGGATGTGGGGGAACATAAGTATTTAAATCTAAATATTTTTGTATTGAGTAAGCAAAGTGCATGTCTTCTCCACACAAATGAGAAATTGGAACTGGTGCTTCTCTCCAGAATGCACCTAGCAGATCTCTATGAAAAAACCAAGCATGCCCAACTATGTCAACTTGTTTAGTTTCCTCATTTGGGTTTGCCCAACCATGACGCTCATAATTATGATAATCTAAATCATTAAAAGTAACTCCGATAGTTCCATATAAGCCATTGTTTTCGTTCTCAATACAATTGATGCAGTTTTCAAACCATTTTTCAGATGGTATTGTGTCGTCATCAAATACACAAACATAGTCAGATGTAGAGTTTAAAGCAAAAGCAAACCTGGCCCAAACTCCATAGTTCGCATTGTTTGCCGATATCGCAATATCTTTGTATTTTGAAAAGTCAAATTCTGTATCATTTTCTGGATGATTTTTCCAAAAGAATATTTCTTTTGCTGGTATTGACTGTTGTTTTATAGCTTCATATTGCTTTTCTAATGTAAAAGGTCTTCTAAAACCATTTAATACGACTGATACTTCTTTATTTTTACTCATTGTTTATCTTGGACCAAAAAATTTCCGCTGCATTCTCGCAGCCTTCTTTAAATTTATCATACCCTACTTCGTTAAATTCAAGGTATGCACCGATGCGATCTGTTTCTCCTATTATTTCTTCAACCCCACATAAGAGAGCTTCCCCTATCATTCTACAAAAAGGTTCGTTTACAATAGGCGCGTGAAATAAAGCTTTTGATTTTTGAAATACTTCAGCAATTTCTTCATGTGATTTCATTCCTAGAAATTCAACATTATCAATACTATTGAATAACTGACTATAATCTTGATCTCCCCATCCAAAAATACTTACTTTTCTGTCTGGATTTTCTTGAGCAAAAGAAATTAAATTATTTAAACCTTTGAGATGATGCAGATATCCACAATATACAACATCGTATATTTTTTCATCTTCACTTTTTTTAAATATACTTGTGTCGATTGGATCATATACTATCTCGACATTTTCAAAGTAATCCCCATACATCTCAGTAAAAAACCTGTGGTGGTACTGAGTTAAAAAGAAATTTATTTTTGCATTTTTAAATAAATCTTGTCTGTCTTGGGGTTTAAGATATAAACAAGAGTCATGCTCTAACCTTACAGAGTTTGGCAGTTTTTTTATATAATTAAACTTCTCTGGAGAAGTTTGAGTTATAGCTTCTAAATTAGAATTTACAACTAAGTCGTAAGAGGAAAGAAAATCGACTATTGAAGATGTGTGGTCGTGTTCTATTATTTCATGACCTAATTCGCGACCTTTTTTTATAATTAAATCATTACTGACTTGCGCCCCACCTTGGCGTTGTTTTAAAGTAAAGTCAGATATAAAAAGGATTTTCATGCAATAGCATGATTATATCCTATAAGTCGTCTTCTTCAATAAAAATAGAAATATTTTCTAAATCAGGATTTTGATCTATTAAGTCTTTTTGATCACAAAAACTCTCATCGTTCCAACCCCACTCGCTTAGCACTTCTTCGTCGTCCCAAGCTACTGCATCACTTGATGTCATTTTGCTTACAGGCTTTTTACTCCAAAATCTACAAGACCAATATCTAGCCTTATACTTTGGACCTGGGTTTGTATCACATTTATGTCTAGCTCTAAAATTTCTTCTTCTGTCTGGATCGTCTCTTCTTATCTCCATGTTTGGATCACCAAACTTAACCATAACTACATTGCCTTTGTCATTTTTGACATACACTCCAAACTTCTTTTTAGAGCCAGATGGTAACCTAAAGGGTTTATTTAGAGTTTTTTTTTGAGCCTCTGTATAATCTAAATCTTCAGCCTCAGCATCCATTTCTTCCTCAGATATGCCAGCTTTAAGTAAATCGATTTTAGCCATGGTAAAATTAAGATCACTAAAATCTATGTACTCACGACCTACTTCTTCATTATAATACTCTTCACTTCCTCTGGCTATATCTGAATCAGCGGCACGATAAGACTTCTTAACTTTGCCACCTCTCATCATTTTTAGAAATGTATTCACTCTAGCCATAGCCCACTGGCCCCTGCTTTTTCCAGGTCTGTGACTGCTTGAAAAAGCTCCAGCGCCTCGCCTATAAACTTTTTTAAGCTGACCTAATGTTACTTTTCTAGAGTGTTTGGAGTTATGCTCTTTTACTTTATTCTTGAGAGCTGTTATGACTTTTTCAGAAAAAGTAATTGAAGGCGCTTTTTTGTCACCACCAGCAGATCCTTTTGGATTCTTTTTAGAACCTTTTTTGCGCTCTGAAGGTTTGGCTGGAGTCTGCGCTCCGCTTTTACGTCCAGGTCTTTTAGCTGCCTGAGACTCTAAAAACTCTTTTGCTTGGTCTGAAAAATCGTACTCCATACGAAAAAATTTACACAAAAAATGATTAAAAATGAATTTTTATCCTTCGCAAGACGAACAAGATAGAATTGACCTAGCTAACTCTTGACTTGGATTAGCACTTCTTTGGTAATAAAATGTCTTAACACCTTGTTCCCATCCAAATATAAGTAACTCACTTACCTGTTTTGGTGGGCATTTAGGTGAAATCATTAGGTTTAGACTCTGGCTTTGGTCTATATATTTTTGTCTTTGTGCAGCTTGAATAACTATTTCTTTTTGTGATATCTCTCCAAAAGTCTTAAATACGTCTTTCTCTTCATCAGTTAGAAAATCTAAATGTTGCACTGACCCACCCTTGACAAGAATTGACTTCCAGGTTTTTTGCGTGTTTTTACCCTTTTCCTCTAAAAGTTTTTCAAGATAAGGGTTTTTGTAAGTAAATTTACCCTTGGCCAAATCCTTTGTAAAATAATTGCTATTCAAAGGTTCTATGGATGGAGAAACTTGTCCTAGTATAAAAGAGCTTGAAGTGGTAGGCGCAATAGCCATCGTGGTCATATTACGCCTACCATAACCCTGAAGGTATTCAGGTTCTCCAAGAAGCACAGAGAGATCTTGTGTTGCTTTATCGCATTTTTCCCTAATAAATTGGTGTATTTCTTGATTTAAAAATTTAGCTTCCAATCCCTCAAAAGGAATCATTTGTTGTTGCAAATAAGAATGCCAACCTAAAACTCCTAAACCAACAGCTCTTTGTCTTTTAGCAAACTCATGAGATGATTTCATGAATGGCATACCCTCAGTCTTCTGAATGTATTCCTCCATAACTGCATCAAGAAAGAATGTCAAAGTCTCTACAGCGTCAGTTTCTTTAATTTCGTCCCAGTGTACTAAATTTAAAGACGCTAAACAGCAAACAAAAGATTCTTCTTCAGATGAGCTTAAAGCTATCTCGCTGCAAAGATTAGAAGCGTGTACTTTTAAATTTTTATCCTTATAAGCTTTTGGGGCTTCATCATTTACAGTGTCAGTAAAAAATAAATAAGGATATCCTGTTTCAAATCTTTTTCTTATAACAGAGGCCCATATGGATCTTTTTTCTTTATCACCATCCATCAAATCTCTCATCCAAGCATTATCTATGCATACTCCAAAGGACAAATCTTGTATAGGGTGACCTTCACTTCTTATTCTCAAAAATTCTTTAATATCTGGATGGTCTATTGGTAAATAGCCAGCAAATGACCCTCTTCTTACATTACTCTGAGAAACAACAGAGGACACTTTGTCAAAAAGCTCCATGAAATGAACTGATCCACTAGATGTACCTCCAGATGATATTTCTTCTCCTCTTCCTCTCAAAGATCCAAAGTAAGCTGATGTTCCAGCTCCATGCTTGGTTTGCATTCCTACTTCAGCTTGCTTCTCTAAAATAGAATCCATTCTGTCTTCTATGTAGATGCCATTACAAGAAATAGGTAACCCTCTTTCTCTGCCAAAGTTAGCCCAGACAGGGCTAGACAAAGAGTAAAATCCTCTGGCCGCATAGTCCTCAAACTTTTCAGCAAACCCCTTTACTTTTAAATATTTTTCAGCAGCCGCAGCTATGTCGGCAACTCTTTGTTTTGGGGACTCATTTTTTTCTAAATAACCTCTTTTTAAGAAAGCTTTAGAATCTTTATTTAACCAATAATACTTTTTCATTAAAATAGATCGTCTGCATCAAATGTTTGTGAATTTTTAGAGTATTCGACAGGTCTAGAATGGAAAAAATCTGTAGCATTATTTCCCATCAATTCCTCTTCGAACCACATTGTATCTTCTAGTATAGAAGTTTCAACATCAAATGCAGGTTCAAAACCTATTTTTTCTAAAGAATCATTGATTCTGTTCTTTATAAATTCTTTTAAGATATTGGCGCTCAAGCCTTTCTCATCAAAACCATTGACCATCCAATCAACAATCTTGCTTTCAGCAACAAAAGCATCTTTTGCTTCATGCTTTATTCTCTCTTCTAGTTCTTCATCAAAAAGCTCAGGATATTCACTTCTTATTGTGTTAATTATCTTAATCCCAGCCAGCGCATGAATGTTTTCTTCATTCCTAGTATACTTGACTTGCTGTCCAGTATCTTTAAGAACATTCCTATAGCGATTAAACCAGTTAATAATATAAAACTGCGAAAAGAGAGAAACATTCTCCACAAAAAGCGTGAAAAGAATGATTGAATATACATATTGTTTTTTTGAATCTTTGTAAAATTTGTGATTGTATTTTCTAAGATATTTTACCCTACCCTCAATAAAATCTAGCTTTAAATTTTCCTCAAAAACATCCTCTAGCCCAAGTACCTTTAAAAGTCTCTCATAGGCATTATTATGAATAACTTCAATATTAGCCATAACATATCCTAAATCAGTTAAACTAGGATGAGGTAAATTATCTCCAAGTTTACTCCAAAACTTTTTCACGGCTACTTCTATCTGCCCAATCGCAGAAAGAGTACGAATGATCATATCTCTCTCTTTAGGGGATAAATTAACATTAAAGTCCTGTATATCGCTGGTGAAACTGAACTCTTTGTCGGTCCAGAACCCGTTGTGCATTGCCTCGATAAATTCTTGCGCCCAGGGATAATGGTCGGGCTTACGTGATAGTTGCTCTTGGAAAATCATAGTCAGAAAGTTTTACACTTGAGTGGCTCCATCGTCAAATATTAAAATCAATTTTGATAAAAAAATTTTTTTTGTTGACAAATTTGACATTGGCAGTATAATACCGTGAAACGGAGCAAGGACGTTATTGTATCTATTACGTAATAGATATGCATTACGTATACTGTAACGGTAACGTTTTATAATATATTTAATTATCTTATAATTATATATAAATAAAATGGAAAAAGGTGAAACAGATCCTAAAATAGATCCTGTGCAAAGCGACTTAACTTTAATCAACAGGATCAAGGAAAATAATGACCAAGATAGTCTTCTTGAGTTAATCAACAGGCATTCTGGAATTTACCACACAATGGTTAATTACTTTTTATCTGGGTCAAACAATAACCTGGAAAAAAATGTCTTAAATCAGGAAAAAGATTTAGCTATTTACGACTCGGCTAAAAATTATGATCCAAACAGGAAAACTAAATTTTCAACGCATTTAGCTAATCAAACTAAATGGAAATGCCTTAACATTTTAAATAAAAAGAAAAAAGTTAAGGAAGTATTTTTAGATGATGAAGAGTGTTTTATTGAGCCGTATTCTGATTCTTTCTATGAAAATATTAAAAAAGAGGAGGCTTTAACCGCCTTTTCAAAATGCTTAAAAAAAGAGCAAGACGAAAGAATAAAAAAAATTATTGACAGGAGATATAATGTGAATAATAATAAGCTCACTCCTTGGAGAGAAATAGCAGAGGATCTCGAAATGAGCATTCAAGGCTGTATAAATCTTCATAATAAATTTATAGAAAAAGTAAAAAAACAAACTCATAATGTATAACTCAATAACATCAGCCGCATATCTTGTAAAAGATCCTGAAGTAAGAACTACCAACACTGGTAAAAAAGTAACCAACCTTAGGGTGGGTGTATCATCAGCAAACGCTAAAACTAAGTGTTTTATCGATGTAGAATACTGGGATAAGACAGCAGAACTCGCAGAAAAATACCTCAGCAAAGGCAGAGAGTTTATTGTTCAAGGAGAACTTTGCATGTCAAGTTGGGAGAAAGATGGCAAAAACTACAGCAAATACTTCATCAGAGGTAAGGATCTTCAGTTCTTGTCTAATTCTAAAAAGAGTGATTCTGATGGTGGCGGTGATCAGCAGGATGGTGGAGACAATTCATCTGACGACGTTCCATTTTAATGAAGTTGCTTTTAGAAGTTCCTTTAAATAGGCTTAGCTTCGGAAATGTAGCTTTTAATTTAATACGTGAGCTACATAAAAAAGAAGTTGATATCGGGATATTCCCAATTGGAGACCCTGATCTTTCAGCTTATGATTTTTCCGAAGATCTTAAAAAGTATATAGAAAATGCTATAAATGCTAGGTTTGATTATCTTTCTCAAGATATCCCTAGCTTTAAGCTTTGGCACTTAAATGGAAGTGAAAATAGGAAAACTAAAAAACAATACCTTTTTACTTTTTATGAGTGCAATCAGCCTACGCCAATAGAGTCTGCAATATGTAATGTCCAGGACCATGTTTTCTTTAGTTCAAATGATGCTATAGACAACTTTAAAAGAGTTGGTTGTAATAATACAAGTTTTCTTCCTTTGGGATTAGACGAGGACTTCAAAAGAACTGAAAAAACTTACCTTGAGGGCGTTACACATTTTGGACTCATGGGTAAGTTTGAAAATAGAAAGCACACCCAAAAAATTATACAGACTTGGTTAAAGAAGTATGGTAACAATAGTAAATATTTACTAACCTGTTGTATAACAAATCCATTCTTCAAAGAGGACCAAATGCAGGGTTTGATTAATAACACCTTGGGTGGCGAA